CGCAAGCGCCCGCGATAGACGCCGCCGCCGCTTCTAACTCGCGCAGCGTGTCGCCGCTTTCAAGCATGGCCTTTGCAACCCGGCGAGCCTGCGCCGCCGAGCCCGTAAACGTGCTCACCAGCGTTGCGCCGTGGATGATCGCATCGGTCAGGTTGTCCTCCGTAAAGACCCGTGTGTTCAGTCCCGCCACGTCCATCTGTCCTACCCCTTTCTGAGCCGGTTGGCCCTCGTGTGTGTACTCGTCGTCTTCACCCCGCCCAATACGGCTAGCCGCTTCGTCCCCCCGCACGTCGGGCACGGGATCGGCGCGCCGCCGGACGGCTGGGGGTACGCCCCCCGGCCGTTGTAACTGCGGACCGAGTAGGTCGGGGGGCACGGGACTCGCCCGGCCCCCCGACACTCGGGACACACAATCTCCGCATCGACCCGTCGGTCGCGCCCGACCAGCCTCAGTCCCGGGGGCGTCACGGCGTCGGGCATGATACCGGGCTCCACATCCGGCCCGAGAGCCGATCCCGGCTCATCTCCGCCCGGACACCGATCGGTTGCATCAAGTGGCCCATGACCATCTCGGCCGTATCGTAGTGGTGCTGGCAGAGCCACACACCCCTCAACTGGATCACGGCGTCGCTCACCGCCCCCGAGTGGGGGTCCACTCCGCAATGCCCACACTTGGGAGCGGGCGGATTCGCCCATCCCATACTTTCCCGCTCATAACCCATTTCGGCCCCTTCTACTCTACCGCTTCCCGCTCGGCTCCGCGCCGCCCCGCTACGGGGGCTGCCCGCCTACCGGGCCTACCCGTCCCCGCGCTCAATCATCGGACCCGCCCCTCCACTTCGCCTTCAGTCCGAGCAGCACCACTGCTGCGTTCTCCTCGTCGGTATAAAGCGGGCCGGGGGGTACCCGCACGCCGCTGCGGTAGAACTCCACCACCCGGCCCTTCTTCTCGGCCCGCTCGATGATAACCGGCTCCTCCAGCCCCCTGTCGTCCACGTCGGCGACCACCGCCACTCCGCCCTTCCCGTATACGACGCCGCGCCGCAGGCCGTTCCACGCCTGGAACGCCCGAGTCGGCCCGTCGGCGTCAACGACCCCCAGCCGCTCACCGCCCGCCGTCGGTATGTAGTACGCCCGCATACGGGGGGGTGCCCAGCCGTCCCGGACCCAATCGCGGAACAGGGCGTCCACGTCGTCGCGGGTCGGCTCGACCGGGTAACTCTCGCAACTGTACGGGGTAGCGATCCAAACGTGGTCCCCGCGGACCACCATCGCATCGACCGTGTACCAGCGGGGCATACCGATCTCCCGGGCCACGGCGTTCCCCCTCTCACGGATGTATTCCACGAGTTCGTCGTTGCTCAGTCTGGCTGCCCTGGCTGCCGTGGTTGTCTCCGTCGTCATGCGTTGCTCCCTTCAGGAGAAATATAGGCCGCTTGGCACTTAGAATCAAGCGGTCTTCCCGTACTCGATCAATGTCGGCCTATGCACTCGCATCTTTGTCCCTTCCCGCCGATCCCGGCGATTCTACACTGCTACGAGCAGCAGCGGCCTCCCATCCCAGCCGATAACGTACCCGTCCCGCGACGCGATCAGGTGCGCGTGCAGTTCACGTCGCCCGACCCACTCGGCCCTGTAGCCGTCGTCCGGCTCGCAGCCCTCAGCGTGGGCGACGTACCCGTCCAGCCCCGCCACCGCGTCCTCATCGTGCGCGCGAGCAACGAACACGACCGTTTCGCTGGCGATCCCCCGCGGGCACACCCTCACCCCGACGTACCCCATATCGGCCCGCTTGCTCACCTCTACCCGGCTGCCCCGCACCGTGATCGTCCTACCCATCACTCACCCCCCGGTCGGCCCCGCCCGGTAGGCCGGAGACGAGGGGGTCATCGGCAGCAGGAAATTGCTCAGTCATGTAGGCGCAGAACAGCCGGGCTGAAACCTTACTTAGACCAGCATCCTTCGCAATACGCTGCAAATCCTCCTGGTTCGTCACGATGAATCTCCTTTCATGCTGCGTTCTGGCCCTCGATCACCCCGAGCCGTGAAACCCGCCCCCGCCCGGTAAGGCGGGGGCGAGAGAGATCAGTCAGACGCGCCAGGCGTGCGACAGCGTAGCCTTCCCCAGTCGATCCCCACCGGTCGTCGTTACCATGCAGGGCGTTTCTCGCACAACATGAATGACACGGCGTGCCCGCTCGATCACGCGCCCACTTCGATCTCGCACTGTCCGAATAGCGCTGATCGTCGCGCCCGCGATGCCGCTCATCAGCCCCGGATAGAGTCCCACGCGGCGATCTCGCTCGGTCGTGAGCATCACGATCGAGCCGAAGCGGTCGTATGCACACGCACCGGCCACGCGCTGGCGGGGGCGACGATCGCCAGCGAACGGCCAGAGGCACTCGCCGACCGCGCACCAGTGATTAGCCTCGCGCACCACATGATCCCCCTCATCCCAATAGACCGAGCCGCTCTCGCTCACATGGTCGGGCTCGCGCTCCGGCGGGGAGCACGGCGTAAATACGCCGTGAGTGCCCAAGTGAAAGTTGTGCCAGCAGATCGCCATGCTTGCTATAGCCCCACGCTGTGTATGATTCTCTCGATGCACTCGCCGCTGAGCGGTATCAGGGGGCGGTAGGGATTCTTGCCGCTCATCACCGTGGGGTCGAGATCAACGCAGGTGCCCACCGACCCCGCGTCAGCAAGCAGAATGGCCAATCTATCTCTCGGAAGCAGGCGAATAGCGGTCCCGTTCACCCACGTCATCACGCCGTCCTCTCTCTCGCCCTGAACGAGCAGGATGCGGCCGTAGTCGGGGTGGTCGATGATCGAGACACCACGACCACCGCCCTCAACGGGCCACCAAATCGATTGCTCGACAAGCCGACAGTCCACACTATTGCTCGCCACGCGCTCATTACCAGCCCTCAGCCAATCCTCAAGGCTTTGCCAACCTGCGCCCGATCCCCATTCATGGTAGAAATCCACACCCCCTGCACGCTTGACAAGCACGATGGCCGTTCGATCTTTGCCCGCGTGCCAAGCCGTGATCGACAGCCCCGCGTCGTCGGCCACCCACGTCCGTCGGTATCCCGCATCGTCCATCAGTTCCATCACCCTGTCCCTTGGCGTGTTCTCATGCTTTCCCATTGTTCACTCCTTGTTGTTCTACCTCGGCCAGGCGGACCCCCCGCCCGGCCCGGGAAACCCACCCCCGCCCCACCGGGCGGAGACCGGTGAGGGGTCAGTCGATCTGCGCTCTGAGCCAATCCTCCAAGCTCTGCCAACCTGCGCCCGATGCCGTGTGCGAGTATGTCCTCCCGTACTCGTGGTAATTCCATCCCATTCTTCCGCCCCACTCCACGAGCATGAGAAGGGTCTCAAAATCCCGCACAGGATGACACGCCGTGACCATCGAGCCGGGCAGGCCACGCACCCAAATCTGCCGATATCCCGCGCCGTCCATCAGTTTCATCGCCCTGTCCTTGGGCGTACTCTCATGCTTTCCCATCGTTTACTCCTTGTTGTTCTACCTCGGCCCGGGACCACCCCAGGCCGTAATCCCGCCCCCGCCCGGTGGGGCGGGGACGAGGGAGTCAGTCGGGATTCAGCGACACCTCGCCGATCCAATCGCCACTGGGATCGGCGATCGACCGGTGGCGAGTCCCATCGGTGTAGAAGTAGCCGAGGGAGAACAGATCATCGGTGCGACCGCATCCCTCGATGCGGTCCGCTATGAGGCGGATGCGGTCGGCGATCTGTCTTGTGCTCAACTCATCCACGCGGTCGATTGCGATTTGGATTTGCATCAGCAGGTGCCCTCAACATCGGGCACCTGCCAAGCCGCGTAGGCAGTCTCGCGCGCGGCGGCCAGCCGGGCGACACTGGCGGCGTGGGCATCGCGGACCGAATCGACGATCCGGGTCGCCTGTTGGAGGTCGGCGACCGCCTCCGCCACGAGGGGGGCGATGGCGGAACCCTCGTAGTCCTGGGAGACGGCGCGGTAATCCCGCCCGGTCCCCCCATCGGGGGGCCGCTTATAATACCGACCCCAACACTGAGACAACTCGTACCCCATGACTGGGGTGCTGCCGGGACCGAAGTCCCGAAGGTCGCGCCGCAGCATGGCCTCGTCCGGGCCTGTGGTTTCGAGCCACAGCGTGGCCCGAACGCGAATGACGGGGATATCCGCCGCTCCCGACGGCGGATGGTCGGGCGGGTCGGCGAGGACAACCTCGGCGAGCCACCCGTCCCCCAGAGAAGCCCAAAGCGTGTCTCCCGGCTTCGCCGGACGGGTGAGAGTGATCTGTTCCATGTCGTGTCTTCTTTCGATTGTGTGCGATCCGGCCCGGGACCATCCTGGGCCGGGAATCCCGCCCCCGCCCATCAAGGCGGAGGCGAGCGGGTCAGTCGGCGGCGGCGCCCGTGATCTTCTCCTCGCCCCTGGTGTCCACAACGACCACATTGTCGTCTGAGCGCAACTCGTCGAGCACGAGCACGTCCTCCCCGTCCCGCTCGGTCCAGTGGCCCCAGTGACTGTCCCCACCCCACCAGACGGCGCCACGACCATTGGGCCAGCACGTCATCCGACCGGTGCCTCCATCGTAATCGATCAGCCATGTCTCGCATCCGACCACCAGATCTCGGCCCTGATCTGTGGGACACGCTGCCCGCGTCTCGTCCAAGTTGTCCGCTGTCACCATCATCGTGTGTCTCCTTTCGCGGTTGCGATCCGCCCGGGACCATCCCGGACCGGGAAACCCACCCCCGCCCGTTGGGGCGGGGGCGGGAGAACGCCTAGATCCCCAGTGCGCGGGCGATTTCGCCCACGTCCTCCCCGGCGATCGGGAGCGGCGGGCGGAACGGATCCCGACCGGACATCATGTCCGGATCAAGATCCGCCGTGATGTCCGGGGGCTCCGCCCCGTCCACGAGCAGTGTCGCCCATGTATCCCGCGGCAGGAGGCGGATGGCGGTCCCTCGGGACCACAGCAGTGCGCCGTCCTCCCTCTTACCCTCGATCAGCATGATCCGCCCGTATTCGGGGTGATCGATGATCGCCACCCCCCGACAGTCATGCCATCCGGCGTTCCACCCAGACTTCGTGACCAGGGTGGGCGTATTGGTATCCATGGTGTGTCTCCTTTCAGTGCGATCCGCCCGGGACCATCCCGAGTCGGGAAACCCGCCCCCGCCCGGTAGGGTGGAGACGAGGGATGTCAACCGTCATTGACCGGATCGGCGTCGTGGTGCTCACAGTCGGCGATTGCCCGCTCGTATCCAGTGTCGTGTCCCCATCATCAGGGCGGGGGCCCGTATCACTACGCCCGTGCGATCGGATCGAACCGCTCGCTCTTGGTCGGCTCGGTGGACTCCACGACGCTCGCCGCGTAGTCCCCGTTCGCCGGGGCGACGCCCCGCATCGTCTCATCCGCGAGGCGGCTGATCCGCGTGAGGGCCCTCTCGTCGGCCGGGTCCAGCCCGTACGCGCCGACAAGCCCGAGCGCCGTCTTGAGCAGGTCGCGCAGGCTTGCCGCTCGATCGAAGTTGGCGACCGCCAACTCCTTCCACCTCGGCGATCGCCGCTCGCTCACCTTCACGTTCGGGACGTATGGGCCGTCCTCGAAGGGCTTGCCCGCCGCCAGATGGGCGAGCGCCATCGCGCCCACCGTCCCCGCGGCCTTCTTGGCGTCGGCAGCCAGAGCGGACATGGACTTGTAGCCCGAGAGGCCCCAGTTGGGGAACTCCCCGGTCGCCTCGACGGCGGCTTGGAGTTCCGCCGGGAACCCCGCTACCTCGTCCGCCCATCCCTCGAAGGTCCGGGCGTGCTCCAATACTTCCGCTTTCCGTGCCATTGTGTGTCCCTTCCGGTCCGGGATCATTCCCGATTGACCATAGGACTATAGGCCGGTTGGCGCATTGAGTCAAGGGTGTTGGGAGAGAAATCGTGACAGACTGTCACGATCTCCGCTCGGGGCCGGTTCGGTAGTCGGAGCCGTGACAGGTTGTCACGATTCGTCGGGCGATTCGCTACCGGCGGCCTCGCGCGCGTCGGTCGGGTCGGTGGACTCGTCCGCCTTGCCCCCCGCCGTCTTGGGCCTCACAACGTCGGCGCCGGTCGCCCTGTCCCTCCCCCCGACCACGGTAGAGTCCTCCACGATCAGACCGCTCTTCCGATCGTGCTCACTGGGATCTTCGATCGTCATGCCTTGCTTCCCCGCCGTCCGGCGTATGGACTCCCGCATACGGGCCATCGCCGACGTAGTGCTCCTGTGTAGCATTTGGGGCGCTCCCGCGTTCTTCTGCGCGACCCTCCGCACCCGCCACATCTCCGCCGCCGTCCCCGCCGTCGAGTCGGGATCGTACTGGGATCTCAACTGTGCGCGGAAGTGCGCCAGCGGTTCCATCGCGGGGATCGGCACCCCCCGCGTGCGCCCGCCGATGGGCATCCTTACGCCGAACGCGCCGAACCCCGGGACGTAGACGATCGACCCCGCGCAGACCTCTTGAGCGATCTCATCGAACAGGAACGTCGCTACCCAGGCCACCCGCGCCGAGTCGATCCCCGAGCGCCCCGCCGCCCGGCTGATAACACGGTGGAGTGGGTCGAGACGCTTAGACGTATTCCCGCGCCCCTGCACGCGGAACGTCCGCCTCGGGATCTTCGTCCCACGGCCTACCCCTCGCATAGCACACCGTCCCGGCGCCGCCCCCGCTCGGCCATCTCGCTCAGCCGCCCCAAGTCGTCCCTCAGTTGCGCCGCCTCCTTCGAATCGTCAACGCTGTCCTCAATGAACGTCCCGACCACGGGGAGCATACTGGGGTCGATCTGCTGGGACGCGGCCCCAACCATGTCGTCCTCGTGGAGCCACGCGATATCACCGATGACCTTTCGCAGCATGGGGCTCCCATGGACCGCCCTGGCAATCGCGGCCGCCTCCCCATTGGACACGCCGGTAAACCCGGTCTGCCCCGCTGGGCCGAATACCCTTCGGATTGCCGCCGGGTCGGCCGCCCACTTCTTCCGCTCGTCGAGAGACATCGCCGTCTGGTCGGCGAACCTTGCGAACCGCTCCTCGGGCTCGGCACCATCGCCGTCCTTCGCCATCAGCCCCCTGATAACCTTCTCGGGGAGTTTGGCGTAGGTGGACAGGATGTACGCGGCCCACGCCTGCGGGTCCAGCCTGAAGTCGCCCGCAAACCGGGACGCCTGCTCCACAATGTTGTACCGCAGCTGGACCAACTCGGACCGCTCGAACTCGTCGAGGTATGAGATCGGCGTCATCTGTACGACGTACTCGTTCCCATCCGCATAGGGCCAGAACTTGTTCGGCTCCACTCCCCCCGTCCTCCCCGTATCGGACCTCAGCGCGAAGTGGATATCCAACGCCGTGCGAATCCCATAAATCAGGGCCTTACGGATACGCTTGCCCGTGCGCGCAAACCTTACGTCCTGCTGCATAAGGGACGCCTTGGACGGCTCCGGCGCGTCCCCCAATCCGAGGAACCCCTTGGGGATGCGCGCGGCGGCCATGAACTTATCCAAGAAGTAGTTGAGGTCGTAGATCCGGTCCACGTCCCCCCCGCCGCTCAGCGTCTCTACCCGCGTCTGGTTCTCCCCCCTGACGGGGATGAACAGATCCTCTACCGGCGACAGCGGGTTGTAATACTTCTGGTACGCCCCGCTGGCCGGATCAACGAACTCATGCTTGCGGAGCCGACGACGCCAGTCGTTGACGTAATCCATTGCCTCCGCGTCGGAAAGCGTACCCGTATCCACGAGGACCATGTTCCGCTCCGGCGTCCGCCGCAACCGGAACCTCAGCAGGGCGTCCTCAATCAGCGCCATCGACCGCCACGGGCGGAACAGCGCGTCGAGCATCGATGTGCCATACGTCGTGTGCTCGTCCTTCCCGAGCAGGCGGAAGTGAACGTAGTCCCACGGCCACGAGTCGGTCCGCCCCTTCTTATCGTCGGTCACGCCCAGCCGGAACTTCTTGCCATCCTCCCGGAATCCGATCAGCCTGCCGAACTTGTCCTCGACGCGGTGTACCTTCGCGGGATCGACGTACTGCCAAGACAGCACCCCGTTCCCCGATGAGTAGATCATCCGCCGGAAGTCGTCCCCATACTTACAAATCCGCCGCGCTATCGCGGATACCTTGTCCTCCATCTTCAGGTTCGTCAGCCCCTCGTCGCCCACACGGACCATCTCGGGGTTCTTCGACTCGACCCAGACGGACTTCCCCTTGTCGTAGTCAACCTGTGTTACCTCCTCCGCGTAGGTATCCAGAACGGAGATCGCAAGGTCGAACTGGTCCATCTCATCAAACGTCCGGTACCGCTGCTGCCGGTCGGACGTGAGCGAGATGTTCTCCCGCCAGTACGCGTTCTGGGCGTCGTCGTCCTTGTCCTTCTCCCGCATCGCCACCGGACGGCGCTCGAGCCCGAACATTTGCAGCAGCGCGAACAGGGGCCCCCGCCGGTGGGGCCCCCCAACCCTTGCCCCGGGTACCTGGTCGTCGCTGAAACGGTCAAACGGCATCGCTCGTGCCCTCGTCTATCCCCGCGACATCATCCGCGCCTGATCCCGCAGCGAATCCCACTGGGGGGCTCCCACCCGGGGCGTCTCCCGCCGGGGTGCCCTACCCCGCATTGTACCCGCGCCCCGACGCCGATCCGGTGCCGGGTCGGCCCCGCCGACCGGGGTGCCGACGTGGGATACGGACCGCTTATCCGTTACGCAGGCGTAAACCGCGCCAGCAACGGCGTCCGCCACGTCCTTCCTGCCCCTGGATCCATCCGATCCCGTAGTGGGGTGGTCAACCTTTCCGGTCGCCGGGGACCGCTCCAAATCGACTACCTCGGACTCCCACGGCGCGTACCGATACGTTGCGAGCCGCCGCTCGGAGAGCGTAGACCGGAGCATCAGGTACGGCTCGGGCGTCCGATCCACCGACAGTAACTTCGACTCGATGTTCTGCTTCCGAATGATCTGCAACGAGTCGGCGGACTGGAACGAGTCCATCGTAACCATCGCAAGCGGGAACAGCCCGGCAAGGTAGACAATGAACGACCTGATCTTGGAGAAGTCGATCTCCCCCACGTCGGGGGGCCAGACCCGGAGCATAAAGTCCACGACGATGTACGGGCTCTCGCTCTGGGAGAGCGCCCCGTCGGGGTGCCCCCTCTCGATCTCCTTGAGCCCCCCGACGTGGACCATCGCCATCCCAAGGCAATCCATCGTGCGCGACGGGTCAACGTGGATATATCGCAGCGCGGTCGGGTGGTACCTTGGCACCCACTTCCCCCCCTTGATCTTACACAGCGCGTCAACCTGGAATACGTCCTCAAGCAGCGTGTCCCGCATCGTCGAAAGGGAAATCGACTCTACCGTGAACGGGTGCCGAAGGTGCTCCCGCCGGGCATCGACTACCGACTGCCGGTCGTAGATCAGCGGGGTAATCCCGTGGGTAGCGACACCCGCGATGTCCCGCAGCGCCCGGTCCACGTCCTCCTCGAAGGCGTCCCGGTACTCGGACGGGACCGGGATGATCTTCGCACCCGGCTTCTTCCTCTCTTTGTCGGCGAGTATCCGGCTCGGCGTAACGCGGTCTCCGATCTGTACCCGGAACTTCCGCCCCTTGAACAGGTACGACGGCTTCACGTCCCACAGCCGGAACTCGGTTACACGGCTGACCGCCGGGTCGGCCGCCGCCACCTTGCGCTCCCAGAACGCGGTCCTGTCCCGCTTAGATGAAACGTAGAGCATCAGCCCCGGGACCACACCGCCGGGCCGGGTGAACCGGGACCGGATCCGCGACTCGGTAGCGTTTGACAACTCATACGCCTGACCAACGGGGTCGCCCTCGACAGACCGCCTCTCACCCATGAACGACGCCTCGTCGATCAACAGGCTGTAGAGGTCTTGACCCAGCGCATGAATCGCCCGTGATCCGGGGACGATAACAACGCCGCAGCCCCGCAGGTCCACAAACGATCGCTTCGGCGATCGCGGCGCGTGCGCCAGGAAGTACGGGCTACCCCCCAGCATGGTTTGCAACTTCGCGTACCCGGTCAGGCCCACGGCCTCCTTTGTCGCGGAGTAAATGCCGAAGGCGACCCGCGACCCGGGCAGGAGACCGTAGTACCTCGCCGGATCCCGCATACACGTCAGCCGGTATACCTGATAGAGCAGAGCGACTACGGCCACCGTCGTTTTCCCCACCCCGATCGCCCCGCCCAGAAACCACTTGTAGATCCCGCTCCCGGGCCTGAATACATCGGACAGTTCCGCCTTCCAGCGGTCGTGCAACCCGGCGGTAAACCGACCGAGGTACTCGCGGTCGTCTACGAAGGTATCAATCGACACGGGACGCCGGACGTAATCGACCTCCCAGTAGATGTCGTACATCGGGGTACGCCCGTCCGAGCCGTCCCGGACGATCGCATCGGTCAGCCACTTGATAACCTCCCGCTGCTCGTGCGGGGTCAGCGTATCAAAGTACGATCGGCACCCGTGGATCGCGTCGGTAGCCACACGGGCAAACAACGCCTCCGCCGCCTTGGATCCCTTGGGCCTCGGCTTAGCGGCCACCCCTACGCCCACTTCTTGCGGGGCTTCCGGCCCCCGCGCCGCTTAGGCGGGGGGGTAAGCGCCTCCGCCATCCGCCGCCGGATCGTGGGCAACTCCGGCAACAGCCGCTCCATCGCAGTCCTGACCCGCTCCCGGGAGATCACCTGCTCCGCCTCCGTTTCCAGCGATGGGTCTACCTCGGGGACGTCATCGGCGTCCTCAATCCGCTCAAACAGCCGATCAAGGTCGCCCTCAATGTAAACTATCTTCGGCCCGACCCCCAGCCGCGACAGGACTTCCTTCGCGGCCTCAATGCGATCCCTATCCGGGGCCGCGTCCGCAAGGAGCGGCTCCCCATCGTTATCGAGCAGTACCTCGTTGTTCGGCCCCCGCATGTAGAGCGGGCCCCGCAGCGCCTGCTCAAGCACCTCCACCGCCCTATCACCCAAGACCGCCAACTCCCGTACCAAGTTGTACCGGATTCTCGCCTCGATCACGGGCGCGTGCGCGTACTCCCGCTGGACCGTCTGGTGATACTCTCGGATCTCCGGGCGCGCGAAGAACTCCCTTACCCTCTCGATCGTCCACCCCTCGTCCAAGAGGAGCAGCGGCCCCCTTGCGAAAACGTCGCGGACGGTCCTTCGCTCCGTGGGAGTCAGGTTACTCATCGTCGTACAGCCGCTTCGGCACCCTGACCCCCTCATCGGCCATCGCCCGCAGTACCCACTTGCGCCCCAGCCTGCTCGGCTCCTCCCCGCCGATCCACCGCTGGAACGTCCGCAACCCGACGCCCATCCGCTTCGCGCAGTCGCTCTGCCGCCAGCCCCGCCCCCGGCACTGCATGTACCAGTCGTAGATCACGCGAGACAGCCCGCCGTCCGGCCTCGCCAACTCCGGCTCCCTCCCCCTCCGCTTCCCGACGGGCCTCCGACTCTCCCGCAACCGTACCCTCACACTACCGCTCATCACAGCGTCACCCCGACAGCACCGCCAACGCCAGCCCGCTCCACGGCCCAACCCAGCGATTCAACAGCGTCCCGAACAAAGCCAACCCCGGCCCGCACGACCCCCGACAGGGGGGCCATTACAATACCCCTCTCCCCACGTGCGACCATCACGGTCTGGCAGGTAGCGGCGTACCGATGGAGCCATAGCCGCCCCACGGGTACTACACCCATCACAACAATCGCGGGGAACCTTACCCGCTTGACAATCAGCATGGGCGCGTGCGCCCGCCCGGCCCGACGGGAGAACCTATCCGCTTGGCCCGCGGCCTGATCCCAGTACCCCCAGAGCGGCCACTTCTTCCTCGTAAACACGCCGTCCAGCGTCCCCCACTCCTGCCGGTCCTTCGCCTCCACGACGAACGGCCACAGTACGCCCGGGCGGTGCAGGATGTCGCCCTCGCCCTCCCAGTGGCCCTCGATCGGCATGATCGACGTTGACCTCCTTCTCAGCGGAAGGGACGACAACGGAGCGGTAGCATAGTCAACACCCGTAGCGCATGTAGACAGGGCGCGGCACACGCTCCGCTCGAACCTGTCGCCCTTCACCTTGCTGTTCACCATCCCGATTCCAACCGCAACTCGGCACGTTCACCCGTATGGTACGCCACAGCAACCCTGTCCGCCACATCCCGTAGGTCGGGGACGTGTGTAATAAGCAGCACCGGACAGGTACGCCCCACCTCCCGCAACAGTTCACACACGGCGTCTACGCCCGACGGGTCCAGACCGTCGAACATCTCGTCCACGAACAACTGGTCGATGGGCTGAGCAATCCGCCTCATAGCCGTATCCCTCAGCGCCAGCAATACCGAGAGGTCCATTCGCCTCCGCTGCCCCTTGGACGCCGTGCGGTACGTCTGCGCGCACTGTGGGATGTTGACCGACACCGTGATCTCCTCCCTCGACTCGTCCCGCGACTTCAGCCGCCTCGTCGCCGACAGGTGGACCATCGTGCCCGGGCCGAGCAGCCTCGCCGCGTACCGGCTCGCTACATTCCCAATCTCAGCCACCTCGGACTCGATCAAGAACGACTTGATCCCATGGGGGCCAAACCCATGGACCCAGAACTCCGCCATCCGCTCGGTCTCGCGTAGCGCCGCCAGTTCGTCCTCCGCCCCCGCTATCGCACCGTCAAGAAACGCCACCCTGGTCCGTGCCGCATGGATGCTGCGCTCCCGATCCGCCGCCCTCTCACGGTCGGCGTCAACCCGCGCCTCCAACACGCCTACGTCGCCCTCCAGTTCCCGCACGGCCCCCTCCGCCTCCGCAACCTGCATCTGGGCCTCGTCGAGCGAGTCGGATACCGGCGCGTCCGGTACGGGGACCATCGCGGCGTCCATCTCCGCCGCCTCAGCCTCCATAAGCAGGGTGTTCGCTCTCGCGTCGGCCGCGTCCGCTTGGGCCTTGAGGTCCGCGACCATCCGGGCGTGCAGATCGGGATCAACCGGCTGCCCACACTCGCGGCAAACGTCGCCCAGACCGGCCAGCCGACCGAGCCGACGGCGAACCCCAGCAGCCTCCCCCTCCAGCCGCCCGGCCTCCATCCGCCGATCCCTCGCCGTAGCCGCGTACACGGCCCGCTCGGCCTCGGCCGCGTCTACCAACTTGCGGTGCCGGGCCAGAACGCCGGAGAACGCGGCCTCCTCCCGATCCCGAGCGTCAGCCAGCCGAGCGAGAGCCCGCCGCTCCCGTTCCAGCCTGTTCCGCATCACTACCAGCCGGGCCCCGCGGTCCTTCCGCTCCAACTCCGCATCACCATTGTCGTCGGCGTCCCCTACCGCCCGTTCCAGCGCCCTCGCGGCCTCGGCCCCCTCCCCCCGGAGCCCGGCGGCCTTAGACTCCGATTCACCAATCGAGTCCCTGACTCGTGACAACTTGTCACGCGCCGCCCTCTCCGCCACCGTGAACCTATCCAGCCCGAGCATCGAGTCGAATAGCCGCTTACGCTCAGAGTCGGTTGCCGCGAGGAACCCCCGCACGTCGTCCCTCGCGCCGAAGGCGACGCTCGACATGAACGTAGCGAAGTCCATCCCGATAACGCCCTCCACCTCCCGCTGCGTTGTGGCGGCCGTCCCCGCCGACTGGTCCTCCCCCCCGACCAGCAGCCTGAGCCGTACCCCCCCACGCCCCCTCGTGCGCTCTCGCTCGACCACGACGGGCTCCCCGCCCCCCACAATCGAAACCCGTACCCGGCACACCCTCGCCCCGTGGTGGATCACGTCGTCGCCGGGAACCCCACCCTGCATCGTCCTCCCATAGATAGCCCACAGAGCCGCGTTGATCACAGTGGACTTCCCAGCCCCGTTGCTGTCGCACACGGACGACCCGGCCATCACGCCCTCAAGCAACGTAATACCCGGACGAGACAGGTCTACCTCCGCGTCCGCAAACGGGCCGTAGCCGACCATCCGCACGCTGCCGATCCTGTACCCCATCACTACAGCCCCGACTCCCGCATGATGCCCAACCCGAAGTCGAGTACCGCCCCGGGGTTGTCCGGCCCGACGTAATCCACAAACCGGCGCATTACGTCGCCGTCCGAGCCGGACGTATCCAGCCGCGGCCTTGCTACCTTGGCGTCTACCACGTCCGCGTCTACCCAGCCCGTAGCAGCCCTACACGACTCCACGAGTTCGCTCCCACCACCCCGCGACCGAACCCTCACGAAGTCGCCCCTGCGGATACCCCCCACGTCCCGCTCCGACTCGACAACGTGAAACCTCGGCGACTCCCCGTTCTCCACAAACTCACAATCCCCACTCTCTGTATCCAGGACCACGAACCCCCTCACACCCCCGGCGTCCCCGAAGTCGTGCTGCATCGGCGCACCGACGTATGCGATCGACTCACCAAGGTCGGACGGCTCGTGTACGTCGCCGAGCAGCACGCGGTCAAACTTACCGAGGGAGAGGTCGTCTGGATCCAGACCGTCGGGGGTAAACCCGGCGAGCCCGATGTGCGAGAACAGTATCCCCACCCCGCCGACCATCTCCCGGCAGTCCCTCGCCAGCCGCGCCGCGTCGTCGCTCCACGGAACAAACCCGATACCGTCCACGACTGTCGGGAGGTGGACAACTCGCACGAACCGGCTGTCGATGTCAAACGGGTCCAGAGCGGTCGCGGACGTATCGCGGAAGTAGCAGTCGTGGTTCCCGGGGATCATTATCACACGAAGCCCCTCCACCCTCGCGCTTTCGAGCGACGCCGCCATCGCCGCCAGCGTGGGGATATCAACCCGCACGCGAGAATCGCAGAAGTCCCCGAGTATACATAGACGCTCACACCCGCGATCCAACGCCCCCTCCACAATCCAATCGAAGCACCGCATCCGGTCCCGCAACCGACTCGTATACGGCCCCGGGACCGCGTGAGACAGCCTCGCCTGCGGCCCGAAGTGCAAGTCGGCAGTAACAGCAACCCTCACAGCCCACCCCCCATCGTCATCATTTCCTCCCGCCTTGCTACGGCCGCCTCGAACGGGCCCAGAAACCGCTCCGGGTTGCCCAGCACCCGCTTGAAATCGAACCGCTTACACGCCCGGAGGAACCCCACGCGGTCAACCGTTGTCGGCTCAGCCAGAGCCCACGCGACGGCTCCGTCTACAAGCCGATTCCCCGCCGTCAGGTCCGCTACCCGCAGCGCCGCCACCACACGCTCATACTGCTCGGCCACCGCCCGCTCATACGCCCTTGTAGACCCCATCAGGCGGTCGGAGAGGCGATGCAGTTGGTCAATCGGGGCGGGAGGCCCGTCTACCTCGGACGCCACCAGAGCCGCCGCACGCTTGACGCCGCACCCGTCTACCCCGGGGATGCCATCCGACGGGTCGCCGACCATCGCCCGGAACAGGCGGTAGACCCGGGGGTGTACCCCGGCCGCAGCCTCGAAGGAGTCGTCGTCGATCAGCCGCTTCCGGCCCAAGTCCCACACGGCATCGGCGATGTCGGGGACCAGTTGCCATAGATCCTTGTCCCCGCTGACAACTACCGGATAGCACCCGTCGGCGGTATGGAGCAGGCGGCACGCCGACGCTACACAATCATCCGCCTCCCACCCCGCGACCGATCCACACCCGACCCCGAGCAGCCCGAACAGTTGCCTCGCGTCGTCTATCTGGCCGAATACCCGGCGCTCCTGCTCGGGCGTCCAACCCATCCGCTTCCTCTTACGCTCGGCCTTGTAGGTCGGCACGAGTTTCTGGCGGAACTCCGGCACGCCCGCATCGAAGAACATCCACACACCCGCAGCGTTGACCGTCGGCTGGTCGATGATGCCGCGGAGCGACAGAAGCGAGCCGTACACCCCGCCGGTGGGCCGCCCCCCGGCCTCCAAGTCGTCGGTCGCGGACAGCATAATGCTCCGCACAATGAGCGAGTTCCCATCGACGACTACGGGGCAGTACGTCACGTCACATACACCAGTTCGTTCTCCGCCCGGGTAGCCGCCGTATACCGCCACCTCGACGGGCTCACCCTCCGGTGGATCTCCTCGAATACCGTCACCCGCCCCCACTCGGAACCCTGAGCCTTCCAGACGGTCACGGCGTAGCCGTAGTCCCAGTACGTCCGGGGCCCCCGCTCATTCCGGGGCCTCATGGATACGTTCTGCGCCTCCTCCAGCGTAGACGGCCGACCAAACTGCCTTACACACGCCGGGACCGTAAACCGCAGGCCGTCCGCATCCTCCACCCCCAAGTGGACGCACCCCCGTACCTCCCTTCCCACGTCCGTTACAACCGCCTGCTGCCCGTTGAATATCCCGAAGTTCCTATCATTCTTCAGGCAGACCAGCCTGTCCCCCACACAGACCAGCCCGCCAAGTCCGCGGTACTCCCTCACGATCTCGTTCAACGTAACCCGTGTCTTGTTGTATCCCACAATCACCTGATCCGTCTCGGTCAGCACCGATATGAACGAGTCGTCGTCCATCCGCCCATTGATAACCCTGAGCGTCCCGTGGTCGCCGGACTCCTCCCTCGGCTTGCCAGCCCCCGCACCCCTCCGTACCCGCTCGCCGAACCCGATGATCGGGTTCAGCAGTGCCTGACGGTGGACCGTTTCCAGCATCACATCGGGGCTCCGCATTACACCGGGGTCGTCGCCAATCGGCTCCAACTGCCCGGTATCGCCCACGAATAAAACGGGCAGACCGAACCCGAGCAAGTCGCGGTAGATCGCGGCGCTAACCATCGACGCCTCATCGACCACGATCAGGTCGGCCGGGATCTTGTCCTTCAAGACGAACCGCACCGACCCGTCGGGGGCCACCCGCACGTCGTAGATCAAAGAGTGGATCGTCGTGGCCGCTACCCCCCGCCTCCGCAGCACGTCGGCGGCCTTGCCCGTAAACGCGCACGCCCGCACCCGGAGCCCCCGGAAGTCGTTGCGGATCAAGTGGCGAATAACCGTGCTCTTACCCGTGCCCGCGTAGCCCCCGAGCGCGAACTGCCGCGTACCCCCGTCCGAGCCCCCCCGGTACCACGCGACTACAGCATCGGCTGCCGCCCGCTGCTCGCCGGTCAACTCCACACCCGCGACCGCTACGCCCCTGCCACCCGAGTCAGCCATGCCGCACGTCCCTTACCGCGCCCGCCCGGATACGGGCGATCGCCGACGCCGCAAAGTCCGGGTTCCGCTCTATCCCGATGAAGTCCCTCCCGAGCGATACCGCTACCGTACCCGTTGTCCCGCTGCCGGTGAACGGGTCGAGCACCCGATCACCCGGGTTGCTCGCTACCCGAATGACCCGGGACAGGTACATCTCGGGCAGTTGGTTCGGGTGTAGGGGTCGCCGCTCCCTGTTGTTCCCCTGCACACGCCCCAGCAGCGGCCCGTACCAAACATCACACATCGGGCGACGCCCGCCGTGGGGGCTGTCGCCTACCCGCTTGTCGCCCATCTTCAGCCGCACCGAATCCTCCTGCGCTTCCTTGAGGTTCCACGTCCGCTCGGACAGTGGGGGGCGAACGAGCCAGAACAGGTGGGCCTTGGACGGGATAAACCTCGCAGCCGTGTATTGACCAAACCTGTAGTGCCAGATGATCCAGTTGACCCGCTCCAATCCGGCCGCGTCCGCAGCCGCCAGCACGTCGTAGACGCAGCCGTCCCCAACGTGGACGAACAGCGAGCCACCGGGCCTGAGTTTACCGGCGCACAGGCCCACCCAATCCGCCGTGAAGTCCCGGTACGCCCCGGCACTCATCGAGTCCCCATCCCCGCCGTCCCCGTAGTCCACCCCGATGTTGAACGGGGGATCGGCGAAGATAAGGTCGAGCGGCCCCGCGATGCCGGGGATCAAGTCCCGGCAGTCGCCCACGAGAACCCGGGCACCGCTGGCCGGATCACTCCGGCGGATCTTCCGGCCCGACGCCGACACCCGATGCCCCATCGTTCTCACTCCCCGGGACGTAACCGGCGGCGCAGTTGCGCATGTGCGCCAGGAACACGGCCCGCCGCTTGGAGAAGGCGGCAGCGGACTCCGCATCCCCCTTCTCGTTCGGTGGGTAGGGCTCGTCAACGTCGCCCCGATCCCACAGCCCGTAGCCAATGATGCCCAGCAACTCCCGGCGCATCGCCTCGGCCTCATGGTCCCCCCCGAGATCCTGATTGTCGTAGTCGTCAACGTAGACGTGGCAGGCGTAAGCCAACACGGCCTGCTTCTCCCTGCGCGACCTCCAAGTAAGCAGGGCGGCCGACTTATCCACACCCCGCTTACCCCTCGCGGCCACCCCCGGGAGGGCCGACGCCCCCGCGTCCCTCGCGGCCTTCTTGGCCAGTTCCTTGATCCTCGCCGCCGTCGCGGGCTCGTCCCCCAAGCCCCGCAACTGATCCCACACAGCCTTCCTGGTCGCCTCGTCGTCGATGGTACCGAACTGGAGCGCGGCCGCCTCACTCATCGTACCGTCCGCCAGCGCCGCCCGAACATCATCGGGGGCGTCGGCCAACTGCACACACCGCCGCACCATCCGGGCGTTCACGCCGGTCTCAGACGCGACCTTCGTGATCGTCCAGTTGTGACTGTCGATCAGCCGCTTCGACGCGAACCCGAGGTCGAGGTGGGACAGGTTAGTCCGCACGTCCCCGGCGTTCTCGCCCACACTGACGGCCAGCGCCTCGGCGTCGTCGCCCGCCAAGTCCGCCCGGACGACGCACGGGATCGCATCGTACCCGAGCGCCTTACACGCCCGGAACCGCCGCTCACCCGCCACAACAAAGTACCCGCCGCCGACCCGATCGCGGACCGTAATCGGGTTGAGGAGCCCCTGGCGCTTGATCGCCGCCGTAAGGCTCGTGTAGTCGCTCGCATCGTGCCGGGGGTTGAAGCCAGCCTCGACGTGGATCTTGGAAACGGGGATGTCAACCACCACACCGGCCCGCTTCCCCTTGCCCATCCGAACCGGCTCGTGGGCGGCTCCCGCCCCGGCCTTAGAAGCGGCCCCGGAAGGCAAATTCTTCGCGGCCTTCTTGCTCACCTTCCGCACACCGGCCTTCTTCTTGCGGGGCTTGCCCGCTGCCCCCTTCTTCGCAACCTTCGTAGCCATTGGTCATCCTTTCTCTAGTGGACCCGACGGATGAACCGCCGTTGCCCACAGCACGTCGGCAGCGCCGGGCGCGCCCATTGCGTCCGCCCACTCGCCGCGAGTAAACCCGTCCGAGATCGCATCCGGCAACCCGCTGGCACCGGACAACTTGTACCTTCCCCCTCCCGATGATCGGATCTTCCCCGCGTCCCTCAACTCCTCGAACAGGGACAGCGCGGGGCTCGGCCCGCGCGCGAAGTCGATGACGAACCTCCCCTCACGGAACGGGGGGGCGAGCCGATTCTTGGTAGCCTTCGCCCGGAGCCGGAAGCCGGTCTTGGGGTGGCCCTGCTTCGGAAGGGTCGCTATCCGCCTGCACTCCACCCGCAAGCTCGCCACAAACTTGAGGGCACGCCCCCCGGGCGTATGGACCGCCTGCCCACGGAACGGGCCGATCGCGCCCATCGTGTCCCTCACCTGATTGATGAACATAACGTGGCACCGGGTGCGCGCGATCTGGTGGAGCAGGCGGTTGGAGCACTGCTCCGCCATCACCCTCGCCTGAGACGACACCGCGCGGTCCTCGGCCGACTTCGCCTCGATCTCCGCCTTCGTCCGCGTCGCCGCGACCGAATCCCACACGACCACTACGGGGCCGCTCGGCGATTCCTTCTCCACACGGTCCAGCACGGCACGCAACGAGTCCCAGACCTGCTCCATGTGGTCCGGGGTGCAGTAAACCGTTCGGTTCAGGTCGAGGCCCAGTTGCCTCAGTTGGCGGCGGTCCAGCGCGGCCTCGGCATCGAACAGAACGCCGTACCCGCCCATCCGCTGCGCGCCCAGCATGGCCATGTGCCCGAGCGAACTCTTGCCGCTACCCTCGACCCCGTACACCTCCGACGCGCGGCCGACCGGCCACCCCCCGCCGAGCGCATAGTCCACCGACGGGTAGCCGGACGGCACCCACTCCCGCACGTCCGACAGTATCACGTCGTCGCTCAGAACGGTCAGCGACTCCGCGCCCCCCTTCCTCGCGGCCGCAACAACCCCGTCGATGAAGTCGCTCCGCTCACCACCCGACGGTACCGGCCTCCGCCTCAGACCCCTACGCGACGCCACAATCGCCCTCCGATCGCACGCTCGCGTTCCTCTCGCAAGCGTCTAGTACCCGCTCCAACCCGCCGTCCTCGATAGCGTCCATCAGTTCGGCGGTCGCGGCAACGTGGACCTCGGTAGCCCGATAGATCGCGTCGGTGAGCGCCGCCTGCATGTCGGCGATGTCCCCATCAACGTCGTCTCCCAGAGTACGGGTCACGCTGGCGGTCGGCTTGAGGAACTGGTACGGGGCGACCTCAACCGTCGGGCTCACACCCAGCGTTACCCTATCACCCGCCCTCAGCATCACCCGCGCCCCCGCCGCTTCGGACCCGTAGGCCGGTCGGTCGCCCCGGCCTTCTTCCGCTTGACAGCCTTCTTCTTGGTGGGCCCCTTGCCCCCAGCGGCCACCCCACGGTCCGCGCGGTCCTTCAGCCGATCCCTCACAGTCCTCGCGCCCGGTGCCGGGGGCTTCCGCTTAGGCAGCGTCCGCCGCTTGGGCGGCAACTTCTCTCGGACCTCATCGTCCACCACGCCGACCCACTCCACGTTCTCATCGTCGAGCACGCTGTACCCGTCGGGCTCAACCGCGGTGATCCTCCCCGCCACGTCGTCGCCGTCCACGACAAAGCAGATCCGATCCCCCACAGCATACATTTCGGCGTCGTCCGCATCGTCGTCCGCATCGTCGTCCGCATCGTCGTCGTCCGCATCGGCGTCGTCCGCATCGTCAGCGTCGGCCCCGTCATCGCCGTCGTCGCTACCGGAAGCGTCGTCGTCACCCGCACCCTCCGGCAGGTTCGCCACACGCGCACCCGAGAAGTCCTGATCCAAGTACTCCGCCGGAATCGACTCGCCCGTCAGGATCTCGTACAGCTCCCCCAACACGTCCCAATCCGTCTCGAACATCAGATCCCGGACGCTGAAGTTCTCCCCGGCGGACAAGATCGCCGACGCCATCTCGGGGTCGCCGTGGATCGGCGACGGGTCCATCATGCGGACCCTATACCGAGTCCTGCCGTCTTCATCGGCGCGCGTGTAGCGGAAGTCCCGCCCCTTGACGGGATCGGTGATGTCCTCCCCGTCCTCCTCATCGAGCATGAAGTCCAGCAGCATCTCGTACCCTGTGGCGCGGCACGGGAGAATGTGGATTTCGGGACTGTTCGGCTCCCCCTCGTCGCCCCTCACAACGCCGGGGATCCAGTACTCGGTGCTGCGGTTCACGAGGTCGAACGCGGCCTTGCGGTCCTCGCGGCTCGCCGAACGCATCGAGTCCAAGAAGTCCCACACGGGACACCGGAGCCCCCACGTCCTCAGCGACGTAGTACCGCCCCCCCGCTCCCCCACCGACCGGCTGAAGAAGCGGTGGAAAGGGAGCCCGATGTAGTCGTCCCCGCACGGCAGCGCACGGAACCGGACCTTCTTGACCTTCTCCAAAACAACCCGGTTGGACATCCGCTTACGCTGATTGCGCAACTTCTCCCGGAGGGAGGCACTGATCTTCGGACCTGCCATCGTACAACCCTTTCTGTTTATTCCCGGTCCCGCATCGGCTGACCAATCAGCCGGGCGAGCATCCTACACTTCACGTCCCACCCGTCGCGCATGGCCCGGCACTGCCCGTACCTCGCCCGCGCCGAATCGAGCGACTTGTCCAGCGTCCTGACCTTCGGCACGACTCCCACCCCCGCCTCGACCATCGCCTCGCTCACATGGTCGAAGTCCGTATCGCGCTCCAGCGTGACCCGCACGCTGAAATATACCTCCGCCCGCAACTCCCGGAGGCGCCGCTCGCGGTCCCGCACGCGGCGTAGCGCCCGCTCCGTCTGGGTCGCCCAGAACCCGTACCGGGCCGCCGCCTCCCTCGCCTCCCGCGACATCCCGCCCGCACCCGACGGGATCGAAAGTTCGTCCGCAACGCTGAACCGGCAGACCCTCCCGCCCTCCAACTCCACCGCCACGGGGGCGACAGACTCCACCTCGTCGGCGGAATCGCATACTCCCGGCTTCTCGCCCGTTGCCCGCTTGCCCATCCCCAGACCATACCCCCCACCCCTATTCGTGTCAAGCGGCGTATGGGAGAATCGTGACAGGTTGTCACGATTTCTGCCCGGCGTACGCCCGGTCCACGGCGTCCCTCAGTTCATCCAGCGACTCGGGGGGCCGACTCGGCCCCCCGTCCCGCGTGGATAGCGACCCCGCCCCCCCGCCCCCAGACTCGGCGATGCTGTCCGGGTCAAACCCGACCATCGGGTACCACGACCTTCCCGCCTCAAAATCCGCCCGCACGGGGGCCCTCAGCCACGACCAGTCCGCACCGGGCAGGTACTCGTCCGCGTACTCGGGGACGTGCTCCATGATCCACTTCACCGCCCTCGCCACCGGTAGCACCTCGTCCCACGGGCAGTCGAATACGATCGAATCGTGGACGGTCAGGATCGGGACACTCTCCATCCCGGCCGACGCCAGTTCCCTGTCCGCATGGACCAGTGATAGAAGGGTCATGTCCGACGCCGGACCCTGTACGGGGGTGTTCCCCGCTTGCCGGAGCGCCCTCGCCACAATCCGATCGTCGTCGCTCTGCGCCTCGGGCAGCCGCCGCCGCCGCCCCGTCGCCGTATCCAAGTAGCCGCGACGCTGTACGCCCCGGCGCAGACGGTCCATGTTCTCCGCGAGGTCGGGGCGTCCAGCAAAGAACCGCTCCAGGTCCGCCTCGCAATCCTCAATCGACCGGAACACGCCCTGCCGCTTGAGGGTCTCCCGATGCTTCATCGCGGTCCCCCCGTAGATCAGCAGGAAGTTGGGCGTCTTGCCGTAGATGCTCCGTACCGAAGCCTGCTCGTCCCGGGGGAGCGCATCGTACTCGTCCCGGCTCATGCCGCTGGTAATCAGCGCAGTCTGCACATGGATATCCACCCCGTCGGTGTACGCTTGGATCATCGTCGGCTCGTTGTAGACACTCGCCGCAATCCGCAACTCGATCTGGGAGAAGTCGGCCTGTAGCAGCACCCCCCGGCCCCCAAACCGGGAGACGTAGACGGCGCGAGCCGCCTTCGGGACGTTCATTAGGTTCGGCCCCGACGAACTGAGCCGACCCGTAACCGTCCCCGCGGGGTTGAACGACCCGTGGACCAACCCGGACGATGCGGCCATCTCCAAGATCGGCTCGATGAACGTCCCCCTCACCTTGGCGTACTTCCGATGGTCCAGTATCAGAGCGGAGAGCGCGTTACCCGCCTTCGCGTACTCTTGTAGTACCTCGGCCTTCACGCTGAACAACGACCACTCCCGAGCGGACTTCGCCCGGTTGACCAACTTGTCAAACGATACCCGACGCGACCCGTTCCGCCGCCTCTCGACCCCGAGCCGCTCCCTCAAGATTTCCAGCCCCGTATCGGTCAACTCCACCGGGTCCAGCCCGCAGTAGCCGAACAGTACGTCGCGGACGTTGTAATCGGATGAGGAGTTGAACCCGAAGTCGTCTACCCCGTCGGCTATCCGATCCGCAACGTACTGGACAACCTCCGGGCACCGCCGAATCTTCTCGCCGATCTCATCGGCCCTCTCCGCATACTCCCGGTCCATCCCCTCCACGGCACCCAAATCGACGGCGGCCCCGCGGATCTCCATGCCCGCAAGAGTGGGAATGAGCATGGGGTAGAATCGCTCCGCCCACGCGCCCAACCGGGGGTTATCTGCGTACTCATCGTCCCGGAGCAGGGCCGCGTCTACGCGGAGCGTCGCGTCCGCGTCCATCGCGGCGTAGCGGAACAGGATGTCGCCCGGGATGTTCGCGTAACTCCCGCCCCGGCCGGGGTCCGACTCGGGGTGGCCGCCCTTGTACTCGTCCAGCGGGCGGTCGTACCCGCCCATGCCGGTATACCTGTGGGCGAGGGACTTCAGCCCGTGCGATCCCCCCCGCTCGTCGATCATGTAGTGGGTCGTCATCGTATCCCGGGCGAGGCCGTCGTGGTCTATCCCGAGGGCAACACCGACGTGCTTGATGTCGAACTTGACGTTGTGGCCGACCTTGGCTACGCCGGGATCTTCGAGCAGCCGCTTGATCGCGCCCACCACCCGCGCCCGGTCCCGCCTGCCACCGCCCGACCAGCGGCGCTTCGCGTCGGCCAGCCTACCCTCCCACGCGATGATCTCGCCCCCGATCGCATCGGATTCCCGCCGCAACTCGGCCCGCTTCCGCTTCGTGACGGACTTGCGGCCCATCCGCTCCTCCAGCCGGGACGCCGCGTCACGCAACCGGCGGGTGTGCCAAACAACCGCACGCCGCACCTGAGACGGGCGGCACCACGGGCTGTCGATGTGGTCGATCGGCACCGTATACCCCACCCCCTCTTCATCCGAGAATGAGACACAAAGCAGGTTCGGGAACTCCTCGTCGAACGGGGACAGCGACCCCGTTTCCGTGTCCCACGCAACAAGGCCGCTCTCTCGCATCTGATCCATGAGGGCGCATACGTCATCTGCCGTCGTAACCGTAACGTAATCCCCCTCCCCGTCCACAAGGCGCTCCAGCCCCCTCGCATACCGATCCGCCAACTGGAGCGCTGCCACAAAGTCGTCCTCCGCTACATCGACCCGCAGAATGTAAGCCGGGTGAAAGCACGCCACAACCGGAATCGACTCCAAGCCCGGTACGGTACACCGCAGGGCGGTCCCCTGAAGGTTGGTTACGCCGGTATTCCCCGTGAGGAATTTCATCGCTACGCCCCCGAGCGCTACGACAACCTTCGGATCCCGAGCCCCGATCTCCTCGACGAGCCGGTGGCCGCACGAGTGAACCTCCGTCTTGTTCGGCTCCCTATTCCGGGGCGGGCGACAACGGCATACGTTGGCGAACCCCACGCTGGCAATCGGGGTCCGGGCCGCGACCCGCCAGCAGCCCCGAAGGTACCGCCCGGCCTTCCCGACGAACGGGGTACCCTTCGAGTCCTCTTCCGCCCCCGGCGCTTCCCCCACAAACAGCACGTCCACCTTCCGCCACGGCTCCTCCACCATCCGTGTACGGACGCTGTGGGGCACCCTCGCCCGCGCAACCGCCCCATCCGCATCCCGGTGGTATCCCCCGCCGACGCGACCGAAGTCCACACTGAATGGGAGCAGCGGGCACCAGAGGCACCCGCTCTTATCCCCGTCCCCTGCCGGACCCAGAAGGGGCAGGGGTACGGAGCCGCTATTGCGTTTCCTTGCCGCCACGGCTACAACCCTATGTGCCTATCGGCGTGTAGTCAACCGCCGACGGCCCCGCCCGACAACCGACGCGACACGGCTGCGAACTACTCCCCCCAGCCCACCCGAGCCCCTCTCCGCAACTACGCGATCCAATCGGTCCCGGTTATCGTGCGGGTCTCCCGACTCAAGCGTCGCTACGGATACGGTCGGTGCGACGCCGGACAGGCGGGCTCTCATCGCATCCGCCTCGACGGCCGCATCGGCGTCGAGCAGGACGACAAACTCCCGGGTTCCCGCCCCGACAAGGTACGAGAGGAGTTCGACCTGTCGGTCCGAAACCGTCCTGCCCATCACAGCGACCGACTCCGGGTACGCCATGCAATCGAACGGCCCCTCAACAATCGCTACCACCGGCAGCCCCACAACCGCGTCGTAGTTGAGCAGCACCGACGACTTCGTGTGCCGCCCCCCCACAGCCTTCGGGTTGAGAGACTTCCGTGATGGCGACCGGCCCGTAAACCGGGTCGTGTAATAGACCTGCCGCCCGAACTGGACGACGGGGAACACGAGGTAGTGCGCGCACCGCCCGGCCGTGCAGTACCCGACGCGGAACCGCTCAACTACACCCATCCCAACCCCCCGCCGACGCAGGTACGCGAACGCCGGGCGGAACCTCGCCCCCCTCGCCCCCGCGAGGGGGACGTACTCCGGCGGTAGCGGCTCCGGCTCCAGTCCCCGGGACGCGGGGGGAATACTGGGGGGGATCAGCCGAGAGATCGCGTACCTCCTGCACTCTATCGCCCTCCCGGGTGGGGATACCCGCCCGAGAAGGGACAACTCCCGCGTGCCCAAGTGCCCCCCGTTCAGGTCGCGGAGGAACGTTCGGATCGACGCCGCGTAGCCGCACCGCCAGCAGTGGACCACGCCCTTGCGGACGTTTACGCTGAGTTTCCGCTTCGTGGCCGCATCGCACGTCGGGCAGCGGTACGCGACCTCATCCCCCGACCCCACCCCCCGCCCCAGCCGCTCGTCCAAGTACGCCCTCAGATCGTCCCGCCGAATCATCCGTACAGCCCCTTTCCAATCGTGACAGGTTGTCACGATTCGTCAGCCGCACCCGCCGACCGACTCCCCACACATCGGGCACGAGTAGCAGACACCGGCGCGGAGCATGAACACCCCGCACGTCGGACAAACCATCGAGGTATCTACACCCCCACCATCCGCCGGAGGCCCACCGTCCGATCCCTCCCCCGCCGTCCGCCTGTGCCCGCCGAGGAACCGGATGTCCAGCCACCTCGCAACGTAGTCCACTACGCTTGAGGCGACGGGGATATCCGGGTTCATCGTCGGGCCGGACGGCTCGAACCGCTGGCCCGCAAACTTCCTCGTGATGTGAGAAAGGGGCACCCCGTATTGCAGCATGAGGCTTACCCCGATCGACCACGAGTCAAGAAGCCCCTGCACCGGCGACCCGTTCTTTGTTGCCCGCACGAATACCTCACCGGGCATCCCGCCCCCGTACAGCCCGACGTGGATATACCCCTCGAACGCCGGGCCGATCTGGAACCGGTGCCGCAGGGCGTTGCAGTCGGCGTTGACCTTCGTGCGGACCGGAGCCGGGGAGCCCGCCCCCCTCTCGACGGGGGCGGGGGAGCCCGCCGTGAGGGGCTGGCTCCCCTTCGACCCGTCCCTATAAACCGTGATGCACTTGAGCCCGAGCCGGTACGCCTCCAAGTAGACCTTCTGAATGTCGTCCGGGGTCGCCGTCGCGGGCATGTTCACCGTCTTGGAAATCGCACCGCTCAGGAACGGCTGCGCCGCGGCAAGCATCAGAACGTGCCCCATCGGCTCGATGCTCCTCGATCCGCCCGGCGGGGCAACCGCACAGTCGAATACCGGGAGGTCCGCGTCCCTCAGCCCCGGGGCGCCCTCAATCGACCCGTGCTCCCGAAGGTACTGGACTATCCCGTCCACGTCGGGGCCGCCGTATCCGAGCGCACCAAGGGCACGCACAACAGACCCATTCTCAATCGTCATCGTCCCCCCGCCGGACAGGCTCTTGACCTTGACGAGCGAAAACTCCGGCTCGATCCCCGTAGTATCGCAGCCCATCGCAAGCCCGATGGTGCCGGTCTGCGCTACAAGAGAGCACTGCGCATTGCGGAACCCCTCGCCGGTGCGGGCGGACCCGACAACCGAATCCCATATACCAATGGACCTGCGGCCCACCTCCACAGCCACGGGATGCGACGCAGAAGATACGGCCCGGCCCGCAGCCCCCGCGTGGCGACCCATCACGTCGGCCATCGAATCCCGATTCCGCTCCCACGCCTCAAACGGCCCCACCCTCCCGGCCATTTCGGACGACACCCCGTATGAGGTCGCCGTCAACAACGACGTAATCGCCGCAGCAACGTCCCGCGCATCCTGGGAGTCGTAGGGGAGCCCGAGGCACATGATCGCAGCACCCATGTTCGCGTAGCCCAGCCCGATCGTCCTGTAGCGCCACGCCCCCTCCGCGATCGCAACCGACGGGTACGACGACATCCCCACCGTGATTTCAAGAACGACGGTCCACACCCGCACAGCGGCAATAAACCCGTCTACGTCGAACCCGCCGTCGGTACGGATGAACTTCAAGACGTTGATGGACGCGAGGTTACACGCGGTATCGTCGAACCAAACGTACTCCCCGCACGGGTTCGTCCCCCGGATCTTCCCATCGACCTTACATGTATTCCAGCGGTTCATCGCGCCGCTGAACTGTAACCCGGGGTCGGCACTCCGCCACGCGCACTCGGCAATCAACCGGAAGATTTCGGACGCCCGAACCCCCCGCACCCCATCCCCCACACGGTCCGTCAGGTACCAAGTCCCGTCCCGCTCCAGCGCGTCCATAAAGGCGTCGGACAGGCTCACGCTGTAGTTCGCGTTCTGGCCGTCAACCGTCCTGTAGGCGTCGCCGTTGAAGTCGCTGTCGAGGGCCAGCCCAATCCGGCTCGCAAAATCCCCGTCCGCGTCCGACCACGCGTCGGCCCCGGCAACCATCGCCAAGACCTTCAACTCCTCCCGCGCCTTGAGTGTAATGAACTTCTCCAAGTCGGGGTGGTCGTCGTCGAGTACGACGATCTTCGCCGCCCTTCTCGTATTAGACACCACAACGCCGCTGCCGGTAGGCTCCGCACTCGGCCAAATCACAAAGTTGTGGCCCGACATCGGGGTCTTATCATCATCGGTTGAGCAGTCCACCTCCACGTCGTATACGTCCGTGTCGCCAATAGTTTCGACCGAGACAACACGGTGGCCCCTCGCGTCTACCCTAGCAACAATCCGATGCAACGCCCCTCGCTTCCCGTCCCGGGGGCCGACCTCAATAGACCCGGCCCGCGACTTGCGGATAGAGCACGCCCAAAGCATCGTCCCCGGACGCAGGCTCCCCGCCTTCGCGTACTCGCCCGAGTATGCAACCTTCATCGGATGGTCGTCGGTAAGGTCGAATGAGCCCCCCTCCGTTGTAACGCGGACAACCCGCTTCCTGCCCGCGTGGAACGCCCTCGCAACCTTGGCCCCGTACCGGCCCTCCGCTGGGTCGTAACTGATCGCTACAAAGTCCTCCCCACACAGATCCTTCACGGGGACGGGGCCTCGTGTTGTATAAACCAGCGTCCCCGGCGCGAGGCAGGTACCCCCCGACTTGATCGACCCGGCCGCCGCATCGAGCATCTTCAACCACGACATAAGCCCCGACGACGTACCCCCGCCGCTCAGCCGCTCGCCCTCCCCGCGGAGCGTCGATGGGTTGACCCCCGAGCCCCCGCCGAACTTGAATACGCGAGCCTCCCTCGCCAGAAGGTCCACGATCCCATTCTCGCCGCAGAGCGTGTCGTCCACGCTCTGAATAAAGCACGCGCTGGTCGCCGGGTACTCGTAGGCGCTGTCAACCGCCGTAGCCCTACCATCCTCGGGATCGCAACGGTAGTGGGAGCCCGTCGGGGAGCCCCCCAACCCATACGACCCGTACAGCCCCGTATTGAACCATTGGGGACTGTTGGGAGATGCTACCTGGGCCAGGATCATATAGAGGGACTCATCGCGGAGCGCGACCGCCTCATCCCCGGAGATCAGCCCCTGATCCACGCCCGCCGCGGCCCACGCTTCCGCCATCCTCCGGGCAACCGCGTACACAGACCGCTCCGGCCCCCTCGCTACCGCACCGTCAACCTCAACGTACCCATCACCATTGACCGACAGGGTGTGCCCGTTGGACGCAACCGCGCCGAGGTCCAGACGCTCGGGGTCAACCTCTACAGCGTCCGCATACAGGCCGGAATCGTGAACCGTGTACGCGAAGTCGTCCTGCGTCTGGGGAACCCCCGCCTTGCGGAAGTACCTGCTCGCCACGATCCGAACGGCGTCGTCTCCCCAGTCCTCGGGGGCCAGAACCCCCGACATTGCAAACACGACCTTCCCGGTCTTGTAGTCCCGGATGCAAACGTCCCGGCGGCTCGGCGGGAACAGGTCGTACAGCCGCAACCCGCCCCCCATCCCCCTTGTAAACACCCGCTCGATCAACCCGGGCGACCCGGCGGGCCCGCCTGCTCCCGCCACAGCAGCGTCTACCGTTGTCATACGTTCCCAGCCCTCGCCTTCATCGGGACGGACTCGCCGACCCGGTTTGAGTACGCCCCCTTATACAACTCGGGCGGCGCTCCCGTCAACTCAAGGAAGAACACCTGCCCTATCCGCATCCTCGGGTAGACCCGGATGGGCATCGCGCACTGAATCTCAAGGGTCCACGAGCCCCGGTACCCCACGTCCCCGAGACCCGCCGTCGCGTGGCTTGTTACAAAGTACCGTCCGATCGTGCTGCGGCCAGCATAGCACGCCACATAGGGCCCCGCGTCGATCCACTCAACCGTTGCGCCGAGGTAGCATTGCCCCGGGGCCAAGACAGCCCCGCAGTCGGGAATGAGCAACTCGCGCGTCTCGTATCCCCGCCCGGCCCGCACGTCGAGGGGGCAGCCGTCCCCGCTCGGCAGAACGCGGAGCAGCATCGGCGCAAGCCTTACGTCGTAACTATTGGGGCCGACCTGCTTCTTAGAAAAGGGCTCTATGCGGACAACGCCACTGTCTACGTCGCGCTGAATCTGCGTCCCACTGAGCATGGCGAGGTCTTTGGGGGAGCGAGAAGCACCGGATACCCTTGTGGCCGGATCGTACCCGACTCACTCAGCCCTGTCAATACGCTTCCCGATACCGACCCGCCGCTTCGGGCCCCGCGTAGAGCCCCCGCCCCGCCCCGCTCCCGACCCCGCCCTCCGGTAGCGGCGCAGGCCCGTCGAGCGGATACTGCACTGCTTCCTGACAATATCGCACTCGATCACCTGCTCCCCCTCACCCCTTCGCAGCCCCGCGACAAAGAGCCTCACCCTACCGTCGAGGGCCTCGTCCCGGGTCTGGTTGATAGACACGGCACAGTCGAGGATCATCCCCTTCTCCCGCGACTCGGCAAAGTCGTAGATCGTAAGTGTTTCCTTGTCCGCGCACGATCCGGGGGGCGCTTGCGAGCCGGTCCATACGGCAACGTTGAACTCCCCCGCGATCTCCCGCAGGTCTTCGTAGATACCGGCCTGCTCGTGCCTCACCTCGCCAAGCCGCCTCTCCGGCCGCATGATATCGGCGTAGTCCACAAGCAGTACGTCCGGGGTAAACCCATCGCTCGCAAGGGTTGTAAGGTGCGCGCGGATAGTGCTCGTGGTCAGGTGCCGGGACGGGTAGCCCTGAATCAGCAGACGCCCCCGCACAAACTTCTTCGCCCGAGTCTCAAGGATCTTCATGTACCGCTCGCGGTCCTCGTTCCGCCACTTGACGTTCGGCCCGGCCAGCCGGTCGTCGTACCGCTGGAACACCATTTCCCTAGACATCTCACATGTGTAATGAACGGCACCGAACCCCTCGGCGGACGTGACAGCGCCAAACCCGATATTGACAAGCGCCGTGCTCTTGCCAACCTTCGGCAGCGCCAGAACCGCGCCGAGTTCCCCCCTGCGGAGCCCGCCCCCCAGTACGTCGTCGAGGTGGCTGATACCCGTCGGGACGGAGTTGTTCGGGTCGTCCACGACCGCGTACACGCCCCGCCGGTAGGCGTCGTCGCTCCCGTACTCGATCCCCTTATCCCCCAGGTCCGCACCGACCATCGAGGCGTCCTGAATCAACGGGCGGACCTTGTGCAGCGCCCCCCGCTCGATCTCATCCACCGAGCGGAGCACCGCGTTGACCATCGCCTGCGTTTTGCCGAAGTCCACGATGCGGTCTACTACCGAGTCGGCGTCCGGGATCTCCCGCTTGTACAGCCGCTTGACAACCCTCTCCACGGTGGGGAACGCCTGCTCGCCTACCCGCTCCCGCACACCCTCCAGCAGCGTTACCCGAGTCGGCAGCCCGTGGTACCCGTCAACGTGTGTAATCAATGAGTCGGCTACTACCCGGAGGGGGTCGGTCGAGAAGTAGAGCGGGTCGATGGCGGTGCGGTACCGCTGGACCACACCGGGGGTCCGCAGCAGTACCGCGAGCATGTGCATCTGGAACTCCTCCCCGAAGTCCCTGTCGTACGTCGCGTTCGACCTCTGCCTCTGCTGCTGCTTCTTCCTTACCGCCACCAGCAGCCCTCCACGTCGTCGGTAGGGATAGGAACCCGATCCCGGGCGCACGGCCCGCCCGCAACTCTCAGGATCTCGCCGCGGTCGTAAAGCCCGCCCGTAGACACCGAGTACGGGTCCAGCCCGGCGCGGATACAGATCGCTACCGCCGCCGATGCACTCGCTGAGCAGCCAGCATGGACCAGCACGTCGGCCCCCCAAAGGGCAACCAGCCGCCTCCCTGCGGGTGCTGGCCGCTCGGATCGTGACAGGTTGTCACAGCACCGCCACGCGTCCCCAGCCAGCACCTCCCGGGCAGCGGCGGCCCAGTCCCCCCCAGTACGGGACGCAACGTCCATTACCCACCCCTCGGCCCGGTGTACCAGCGACCTCAGCCGCACAACCCGCCCGCGGTGGATCGTCCCGTCGGCCCCCGTCGGCCCCCGCTCCCGGTAGGCCCGGTCGAGGAACCAGCCGTAACGCTCGATGGCGTTCCTCGTCGGTGAGACCATCGACGGCGTAAACCCCACGCCCCGGAGGTCGCCAGCGGTCACGCCGTAGTAGACAGACTGCGCCTGCACGGCCACCCAGTCCGCAATCGGAATCCCCCCGTCCTCGCAGTACGCCCCGGCGCGGGTAAACGCCGACACGGACCGGCGGGCCCCCATCCTGTAGCGGCTCGGGCGCTCGCCGAATACCAGCAGGGATACACGCTCGAACGCGGCGGGCACGCCCCCGTCGTCGGCGGCACTACCGACCCACCACCCGTCCCAGCCGCGCAGCCAGTCGGCCCAGTCGCCCACCGACCCGGCCCGCCCGGCGTCCCGGATGTCAGTCCCATTCTTGAAACGGAAGCAGTCCCGCATCGTCTCCCTTGCCCATCTCCGGCCACTCTGTTAGAACCCTCACGTCGTACCCACTACCCGCGTAGGCGCGCACGCGAGACTCCCCGTGCGATCGCAGGGTCCGGTGGCAGACCGGAACGATGTCCACGACCCACAGGTACCCGTCCGAGAGCGCACCCGTGCGCATCCCCCGCCCGATCCGCTGTAGCGCCGTCGATGCGTTCTTCACGCCGTCCGCCAGCACGATCCCGCTCACGCCCCGCAAGTCCTCCCCCTCGCCCATAACCCCGGTCGCCAGCAGTACGGGGAGCCTCCCCGCCGCCATCCTCGCCTTCACACGGTCCCGCTCCACGATCGGCGTGTCACCCCACAGGCCCTCGCAGTCCAACCCCTCGCCGTCGAGCATCCGCGCGAGCGTCTGGAAATGGTCGCGGTAGCGGCACAGCACGAGTACCCTCCGCCCCCTGTCCACCATCCACTCCACAGCCCGCACAACCGCCCCGTTGTGCGCCCGGCTCTCGATCACGCCGCGGCGGTAGGCGTCCTGATACGACGGGCTGTAGACGCCCCGGACGGGCTCCATCTCCTTCTCGGACGCGCCCCGAGCCCTTACAACCACGATCCGGGGGCGGGTAACCAGCCCGGCGTCCATGAGTTCGGCGGGCTCAACGTGCCCCACCAGTGGGCCGGTCGCGCCGATCATCCTCGCGTCGGACAGGTCGTCGTGGCGGAACGGCGTGGCACTCACCCCGTACCGGCGGTGCGCCCGGCACGCCATCGCAATCGTAAACCACTGGTCGCTCGATGTGTGGTGGCACTCGTCGAGGAACAGGACGTCCGCAGACTCTATCACCTCGCGGATCTTGAAGTCGCCGGGGATCGTCCCCGACCCGTGCCTGCGGGCGTCGAACCCGATAAGCGTCTGGGCCGTGCCAACCGTCAGGTCGCCGTACCCCCGCCGGGAGTCGCCGCACAGGCCCACGGTCATCCGGCCGCCGTAGAACCTTGCGGCCTGCTCTACCGTCTGCCACGCGAGCCCCTTCTTCGGCTCGACGATGAGGGACCGCCAGCCGTGTACGTCGTGGAACACCCTAGCGGCTGCGAGCATCATCGCGGTCTTTCCGGCCGCGGTCGGCGCGTGGATCACACCGCGGCGGACGCGGATACACCTGCGGGCGAGCCGCAACTGGTGGTCCCAGAGGGTGATCCCGTCGAGTACACCCGGGGTGATCGCGTCCGGGTCTACCCGCGCAGACTGGTACTCGTTGACAACCCGGACCTCGATCCGCTGCTCCTCCAAGTGGTCCCTCACGACGCCGACCAGACCGGCCGGGAACGACAGCCCCTTGTTGACCGACACGTTCCCGTCCCATCGCCCATCCCGGTACGCGCGGTTGTGGAAACGCTGGGGGTGGGGGAACGTCAATGCGGTCAGGAAGCACCGCAGCGGCACGCCGTCTACGCGAGCCCACCCGCTCCCGACGTGGACCGTTGCGAGGCTCGCCGAGCCCCGCACAACCGGCTGTGTCTGGTACTCGCCCACGGGGTACGGTACGCCGTGTATCCCTAGTGTCAAGTGGCGTATGGACCCGGCTACATCTGGGTGCGCCCGACCGGCTGGTCGGGCAGCCTAGTGGCAACGGACCTGTACCCATCGACGCGGAACGACGACGCGACCACGGTGTCTATCGCCAGAGACGTAGCCGTAATGATACAGTGGTACGTCCGCCCGTCCGCGTACCCCCGCGCAGCCGCGACAACCGCGCTCCCAGCGTAGAACGCGGGCGCATCGGTCGGGTTCACCTGCGAGATCGCGGGGGACTCGATCAACTTGCCCCTGTCATCGATGATCTTCGCCACGACCCCGCCGTCGGGGACGAGCGGCGTCCCGCCAGCGTCGGTAAACAGTGCGGAGAACCGGACTGTCTCCCCGAGGGAGACGGTGCTCGCCACAGTAACGGACAACCCCATATCCTTCCCCTTCGCCCCGTTGGGGCACTACCGACTCTCGCTACCCGCCCCGGGAAATACTCCCCACAGCCGACAGCCCGCCTACAACCGCGCTCTTGGGGACCGCCGCACGGTACGCATCCCGAACCTGAACCGAAGTGAGGGGGTCGCCAATGATCGCAAAGTCCGCCATCCCACCGGCGTAATTGTCGCCGGGCCAGAGGGTCGCGGCCCCAAGATCGCCGATCGACCTGCCGAACTCGATCCTCGCAGTCCCCCAGTCCACGGTATCAATCTGGATCCCGTTACCGGGCTCCTGCTCCTGACGCACATCGCCGTCGATGTAGAGGACCGACCACTCCGAGACTGTAGACTTTACAATGGCGACAAAGTGCCACTGATTGTTCTCCAAAACCGGCTCGGCGGCGTATACGTCGTTGATGTCGAGGTGGCTCCCGTCCCGGTAGTCCACCGTTGCCGGGGTTTGGGTTGGGCTCAGAGTCAGCACCTCGAATACGCCGCCCTGATCCAACCGGATGAGAACAACCTCGTTGTGTGTCCCCGCGGCGTTGCTCCGCAGGTCGAAGAACGAGTAGCCGTTGACCGGGATCGTCCCCGTCCGCATCCAGAACATGATCGTGTAGCCCGCCGAAGCACTCGCCAAGACGTTCCACGCCGGGGTTCCCGATGAGCGGGCGCCGAGACCGGGGGTGAAGTCAATGAACCCCCCCCCGTCCTTCGCGTCCGCCGCCTGTATCGCAGTGATACTCCCGCCGCCGCCCAACGCCTGATTGTGCCACGTTACGTTA